TACAAAAGCAGAACAAAATCAAAAGGCTATTACACAGTATCAAGAGGAGGTATAAGACTATGACAGACACATATAACCTCTACGAAAAAGGATATGGAGTTAATCCATATTTCATATTAGATATTATAAACAAAATAATTTACAATTGAGAAAAACAATAAAACAAGAAGAATTTAACAGAATGGTTACAGTCATTCTAATTCAATTTATGGAATTCACAGAAATACCACCAACAGAAAGACAACAAAAACTAGAAAAATTTAACCAATTTTTAAACGACAAACAAAACCAAATAAAAAATGAAGAATCTTTTCAACTCGGTCAAAATGACCTCGTTACCAAGTAACTACTTCGATTTATCACATGATGTAAAACTATCTTGCGATATGGGTAAACTAGTACCAATAATGGCACTAGAATGTATACCAGGTGACAAACATCAAATCGGATGCGAAGCCTTAATAAGATTTGCACCACTATTAAGCCCAGTAATGCACAGATACGATGTAACAATGCATTATTTCTTTGTACCAAACAGAATAGTTTGGCCAAACTGGGAAAACTTCATAACAAATACACCCGTAGAAACATACGACCCACCACAATTACCCGTATTCCCATATTTAACATTCTCAGCTGACGGAATCGGGGGAGGAGGAACACAACCATACGGACAACTAGCAGACTATTTAGGAGTACCAAAAAACCTAGATGTAACAAGTAACTTAACAGACATAAAAGTAAACGCAATACCTTTTGCAGCATATCAATGCATATATAACGAATATTACAGAGATCAAAATTTATGCCCAAAAATAAACTATAAACTCGGAGACGGAGACAACAACTCAAACCAAGAACTAGGATTAATACGCAATCGTGCATGGGAACACGATTATTTCACAGCGTGTTTACCATTTGCACAAAAAGGAACACCAGTATCAATACCACTTGGAGACGTAGGATTTAACTTTCCAGATGGTTCACAATTACAAGCAGCAGTATGGAGAAATCAAGACGGCGCATTAATGGATTATAATGGAAACCAACAAATATTACACGATTCAGACGGAACATCAGTAGATGCAGCATCAGAAAAAGTATTATATGACCCAAATGGATCATTAAAAGTAGAACCAACCACAATTAACGACTTACGTCGTGCATTTAGATTACAAGAGTGGTTAGAAAAAGCAGCAAGAGGCGGAAGCCGATACATTGAGTGGATTAAAACAATGTTCGGGGTTACCTCTTCTGACGCAAGATTACAAAGACCTGAATACATAACCGGTACAAAATCACCGGTAGTTATATCAGAAGTACTCAACACAACCGGAACAGAAAACGCCCCACAAGGTAATATGGCTGGACATGGAGTATCAGTAGTAGACGGCTACAAAGATTCATACTACTGCGAAGAACATGGATTTATAATAGGAATCATGTCAATTCTACCAAAACCAGCATATTTACAAGGACTAGACAGATATTTCAGCAAAATAGAAGATCCTACACAATACTATTTCAGTTCATTCGCAAACATAGGAGAGCAAGAGGTACTAAACAAAGAAATCTATTCATACACTGCAACGGGAGAACAAACATTTGGATATATTCCCCGTTATGCAGAATACCGATATATGCCAAATAGAGTAGCTGGAGACTTTCGCACAAGTTTACGATTCTGGCATCATGCAAGGTACTTCGACAACCAACCAACACTATCACAAGAATTTGTAGAGTGTGTACCTGATAAAGAACCATTTGCAGTACAGGACGAAACTCAAATTCTATACGTACAAGTATACAACAAAGTAATGTCCCGCCGTCCAATACCTAAATACGGAACACCGACATTCTAATGTTTAACTGCATGAAACCCTTCGTACGAAAAATAGAAACAAACTATCACCCATTACCATGTGGAAAATGTCCATTTTGCGTTCAAAGAAAGGTTCATCAATGGTCGTTCAGATTAATCCAGGAGGAGAAACTCGCGTTCTCCTCTTGGTTTATTACTTTAACTTATGACGACCAAAAAATACCATATTCAGATTTAGGACTACAAACATTAGTAAAAAAAGACGTTCAAGATTTCTTCAAAAGACTAAGAAAAAGAAATCAAAGAAAACTTAGATACTATGCAGTCGGTGAATACGGTTCAAAAACAAATAGACCACATTATCATGTTATATTATTTAACGCAGAAATAGACACAATTCAACCCGCATGGGATAAGGGACACGTACACTACGGAGAGGTAAACGAAGCTTCAATACAATATACGTGTAAATATTTATCAAAAACAAAAAGAGTAGTAAATACACCAACCAATGACAGACAAAGAGAGTTCAACTTAATGTCAAAAGGAATAGGAAAAAACTATTTAACTCCACAAATGATACAATATCATAAAAACGACTTAACAGATCGTATGTGTTGTACAAAACCCGGAGGACATAAAATAGCAATGCCTAGATACTACAAAGACAAACTATATACACAAGAAGAAAGAGGAAACTTAAAAGCCCATCACACACAACTTCTGCAAGACCAACTGGACAAATTCGCGGAAAATCCAAACATAACAGAATGGATCAGAGTAAAAATGGAATACAACGCGAACGAATTCAGAAAAATGGAAATATCAGAAAACAAAAGGCTTTAATCCGTTTCCCTAGAATTACTAAACAACTTAAAACAATTCAAAAATGAAACCGAGAATCAAATACAACTTCGAATTTCAACATTTAAAAATTCAAGGACAAAAATTTACACAACCGTCAATGACGATACCTGACCAAACAATGTCAATACCAGAACTTATAAGAAGATACGCCCAAGGACTCCCATTAGGAGCACCAAGAGTACCAATCTACGAAGGAGAAGACGACCCAATGCAAGGCGTAAACTTTAAAAAATTAGATTTATCAGAACAAATGCAACAATTAAAGATATTCAGTAATGAAATCAAAGAGACCAACCGCAGACACAACGCTTCCAAAGCGAAACCCATTTCAAATGGGGAAAACAATCCCAATGGCGAAACCCCTCAATAGAGGGTTTTCGACGTTGGAGACAAGCGAAGCGCGTCAGTGGAGCAAGCCGACAACCCGCTAACGGGAGGCGAGCGGCTCTCAAAAGCACTAAACACACCTTGATTATTTAGTGCTAATTGACACCAAAGACTACATCGATGAGGAAAAGGAGCAAAGGACGTAGGACGACGCGACGATGACGAGTAATGTAGACGGGGTGGAAAAACAACAATAAATAAACAAGGTGATGTTTCGTTCAATACGAAACATAAAAAAAAACAACATTCAAATAAAAAAAAAACAATAACTTAGCGCCGAAGGCGGAACGAAAAACGCATTCGCAGCGTAAAAAACAAAAAACTATGCCACTAGACCCAGCAACGGCAGCAGCCGTATCAGGAGCACAATCAGGTATGCAAGACGTAAAAGGATTCGGACTCGGACTCCTTCAAAACAGATGGAACAGAAAGTACAACGAAAAAATGTACGAAAAACAAAGACAAGATTCAATGGCAGACTGGCAAAGACAAGCAGATTATAACAGCCCACAAGCCCAAATGATTAGATACAAACAAGCTGGACTTAATCCTAACTTAATATACGGATCAGCAACCAACTCACCAATGGCTCAAATGAAATCAGCAGACTTAGAAACATCAGAATTACCCCCATATCAATTAAACAAAAACTCAGTAGGAGAAGCAATAGGAACTTATCAAAATTTATTAGTAACAAATCAACAAGTGGATAACTTAAAAAAGACAAATGAAAATATACAAGCTCAAACAGATTTAGCAATAGCAAGAAGAGCAACAGAATTATTACGCCCATGGTATATGGAAAACCAAAACCAACTTACACAAGCAAATACAGCATTTAGAAAATTAGAAACAAGCCAAAAAGGAGAATTATTTAAAGGAACACTAGAACTACAAAAACAAGCAATAGATAACGCACTTAAAGATTTAGCAGTAAAAGACACAACAATAGGATACAATAAGGCAAAAACTCAGTATACAAAAGATGAAAATGCAAGAAGACAAGAAATGCAACCACTTTCAGTAACTGGAAAGCAAAGACAAAACGAAAATCTAAGAATAAAAAACATAATAGATGATTTTAACATTGTTATGCAAGGAAACCAAAACAGAATATTACAAACACAATACGACCAGGAACTACAAAAATTACAAAAAGCACAAAACGACAATGATGCTAACTTGGTAGAAAGAGTAATCAAAAATCTAGCCATGATAGTAGGCATGGCAAAACAAAAATAAATCACCAAAAACCAAAAACAATGAAAAAGTACAAAAGCAGAACAAAATCAAAAGGCTATTACACAGTATCAAGAGGAGGTATAAGACTATGACAGACACATATAACCTCTACGAAAAAGGATATGGAGTTAATCCATATTTCATATTAGA